CGGAGCCGCCCGCCGGAGAGAAGGAAGCCCCTAAGGACTTCCGACTCCCGGTAGGCGACGAAGTCGCGGAAGGTCACTGTAGTCTCGAAGGCCTGATCCCCCAGGGTCCGGAACCGGCTGTCCATAAGGAAGCCAGTTCGGAACCTGTAGTAGGAACCAGAGTTTCGAGGCACAGGAACCAGCGAACGAGGGAAGAGGCCCTCCTCTCTGTAGGTCTTCTTCTCAAGGACCTCCCGCGCGAGCTCCGGCAGGTCGCGGCTGCAAGCAGCCCCGAGCCTGACGCGAACCGAGCGAGAGACCTTGAGACCCCTCCCCGTGTAACCAAGACCGCCAACGCTCGTCGGGAGACGGGCGGAGGGCGACTTGGCGAGCCACGGGAAGAGGGCCTTCTGAACCCGCTCCGCTCTACGGAGGTAGAGCGGCCACTGGTCGCCAGAGGCGCACAGTGGCTCCCCGACCCCCGGGGGAGGGCAGGGTGGCGGACAGAAGGCAGTAGGCCGACGCTTCGCTGTGGCTCCAAGCCCGTACAGGCGCTCGCAAAGGGTGAAGCCGAAGCGAGCACTGAACGTCTTGGAGAGATTGACACTTGCGCCCACGGCGGCGATGAACCGTTGGTACTCGCCGAGCTCCTCCGAGCTCAGGTCATAACCGACGGCGTCGTCACCATGGGTCACCGAGGCAGTAAAGGCCTCGGTGGCGCAAGCGTTAATCCAAGACAACACAACGAAGCTGAGAGGAGTGCCCATCGGACTCCCCCTCCTCGCGATCCACTCCCCGGGGAGGTCCCTGCACGACCATACGGTCGCGTAGGGGCCGACCCCGAGGCCAGCGAGGGACGATTCGAGCTCGGAAGCTCGGATCGCGCCCGCGCTGGCCAGGGAGCGGATCACCACCTCCACCGCCTGGTGGGACAGACCGTCCGTGGCCTTAGAAAGGTCGAGCGAGCGGAAGGTTCCACCTGGTGGCAGATCAGTGAGGTTCGAGGGGAACTTGCCCCCGTTGGGGACGAAGTGCTTCTTAGGGAGCAGCTTCGAGGACCAGCGGGTCCAAGTCCCTTCGATGAAGGTCAGGGCATCGGGCACACCGATGACCCTGAACTTCATCCCCGGAGACTCGAGTGCGCAGGAACGGGCGCGCCTGACGGCACGCTCGCTCCTGAGCACCAAGACTCCGAGGCACCTCACGACCTGGTCATCGGACGAGGTCTCCAAGGAGACCGCGTTATCACGGATGGTCCTGAGACAGAACGTCCCAAGGCTATCCTGACAGAACTGCCCGAATCTCCTGGTGACAAGACGAATGGTGGAACCACCCATCATGCCCAAACCAAGAGACTCGAGCAGTCCTCGATGACGGAGGTAGCCGTCGACACCGCCCCGAGTGGCAGGCCACTCGAAGCAGGACGACGACGAGGAGGGGAGGGCCCTGGGGGTTCTGAAGGACGCACGCGCGTTTGCACGCACGTAGTCCCCAAGAAGCCTCAGGGCCCAGTCCGATGTGGGACACGCGACCTCCTGAAGCAGGCGCGCCTCGCGCAACGCGTCCACCCGACCGACAACAGGTCGGGGGAGCGCTCGCGAGAGCCTGCTAAAGGAGAACCCGTTGCGCGACTCCTTGTGTGCCAGTCTCACGAGACAGGCCCTCACATCCCTAGGGATGCGAGGGGCACTATCACAGTGAGACCGCAAGGAGGCGCAACGGACCTCGTGGCACAGCGCCTTGAGCTCTTGAGCCACGAAGAACCACCCGCGCGAGCGGACGGTCTTCGTGACCCAGGAGTGAAGGTGCCAGGCCACGAGACGCGAGTCCCAGCCAGAGTGGACCAAACCGGACCAGCAAGCTGTCCAAACTTGCTGGTCTGGGGACGATCGCCCCCTCGATGCACGTTCGCGGCGACTCTTTTCAGAGGGACCGCGAGCCTGCTCCACACGGGGGCCCA